CTCCAAAAATTCCCCGGGGGAGGATTTTTGAGAGCAAAATCGTGTCCCGGTGGGTCCTCCTGTATCGTCAGTCTCCTTTCTTTCGTATTCCTCCATAGTTTTCCGACACCCTTACCCACGTTTTCCAACCTACCGGGACACAATTTTAGTTATTTTCGAAAGGAGGTACGGTTCTTGAGCACGAGTAGCAGAACCGGACGTACAAGTCGACCGGCTATGACGCCAGAAGCACGCGAAGATCAGCTCATAGCACTTGCCGTCGACCTTGCCGAGAAGCAACTGCTCGAGGGAACCGCTTCCGCGCAAGTTATTACTCACTATCTCAAACTCGGATCTACCAAGGAGAGGATCGAGAAAGAGATATTAGAGAAGCAGAAAGAACTCATTGTTGCAAAAACAGAAGCCTTGCAGTCCTCGGCTCGAATCGAGGAGCTGTACAAAGAGGCTATTGATGCAATGAGAAGCTACAGCGGATCGTCCAAGGATGAGACACTATAGCGAACTAATTCTGCTCCCAACCTATCAGGAGCGTCTTGACTATCTTCAGTTATATGGAGCTGTCGGAGCAGAAACTTTTGGCTTTGATCGATATTTGAACCAGAGGTTTTACCGCTCTCCAGAATGGAAGAGAGTCAGAGATTTAGTCATTGTTCGTGACAATGGCTGCGATTTGGGAATAGATTCTCTACCCATATTTGGGAGAGTCTATGTGCATCATATGAACCCGGTCATGCTGGACGATGTGCTGTCACATAGTTCTGATATTCTCAATCCTGAATTTCTAATTTGTGTCTCCCTCGACACACACAACGCAATCCATTACGGACCAAGTCGACAGGATATTCTCCCAATTGAGAGGAGTCCTAACGACACCTGTCCGTGGAAGAAAGGAGTCTAAGTATGGCTGAGAAAGAGACCGAAAAGAAGCCCGTCAAGAAGGCTACTAAAAAGACCGGAAAAGTTTTCGACTGTTACGGTTTGAATCTTCGTGCTGAACCTAGTTTGCAGGCAGAGATTGTTGAAACTATGCCCGCCGGTGCTGAGGTAACGATTACAGCAAAGGGGTCCACTGAGGATTTCTATAAAGTAAAGTCTGCCTCCGGAGCTGACGGATTCTGCCTTAAGCGCTATATCAACATTCAGAAATGAGCGCAAGTGTAAATGAGAGTATTCTGCTGAGCGTTAAGAAGTTACTCAATGTTGCCGAGTTTGACACAAACTTTGACTCTGATCTGATTCTGTACATTAATTCCGCTTTGATGGTGGTATGGCAGATAGGTATCGGTCAGAAAGGTTTTAAGATTACTGGCGAGACAGAGACGTGGGAAGACCTCTTGGGCGATGACACGCATTTGGAACTTGTTAAAACCTATGTAGCGCTTAAGGTCCGAATCGCGTTTGATCCGCCTCAGAGTTCCTTCGTTCTCGAATCAGTGAACAAGCTCATTACTGAGTATGAGTATCGACTTAATGTTCAGGCAGAGTTTTCGGGAAATATAGAATAACGGAGGCGCTTTAGATGGCACAAAATGAATTACAACATTGGGGTGTTCTCGGACAGAAATGGGGTGTTCGTCGTTTTCAGAACGCCGACGGAACACTTACGGCTGCTGGTAAAAAAAGATACGGCTCTGCCAAAACGTCCGCGAATACTGCTTCTACTTCTGCCCCGATCGGCCCTCGTACTAAGCAACAGCTCTATATGCGAGCAGATGCCAGCGAAGTTAAAAAGTACAAAGGACGACTTACCAATAACGATTACAAAGAAATCATAACTCGCCTTAATTACGAAAAAAAGATTTCAGAATTGGCAAAAGGAGAAAATCCATCGATTGGCAGCAGAATTAAGAGGCTGTTGACAGGCTATACAACCGCAACTACGACAGCCGTTGCGCAAATAAATGCAACTAACACAATATTAAAGACCCTGGAAGACATTGGCGTTCCGGTGTCTCTTGAGCCAATTAAAAAATAAACGTATTTACGAGGTGCTAAAGTGCTATCAAATACTGCAACCCCTAAATACTACGCTCAGTTTCGAGAAAAAGTTCTTCGTGGAGAGATTCCAGTAAATGTTCCGATCGAGATGGAGATGAACCGCATCGACGCGCTTATTCGAAATCCGGGAGTGTACTACGACGATGAAGTTGTTGAGGGCTGGGTCAAGTTTTGTGAGCACGAAATGACATTAACTGACGGGTCCGATTTGGTTTTGCTCGACTCATTTAAGTTATGGGGCGAACAGCTGTTTGGGTGGTATTACTTTACCGAAAGAAGTGTTTATGAGCCGTATGGTGATAAACCCGGTGGACATTTTATACTAAAGTCGATAAAGCAACGACTCGTTCAGAAGCAATATTTGATCGTCGCTCGTGGTGCCGCCAAGTCAATGTATGACGCGCTTGTTCAAGCATATTTGCTAACGGTCGACTCATCGACTACACATCAGATAACGACGGCCCCAACAATGAAGCAGGCCGAGGAGGTTATGTCGCCTATTCGTACGGCAATAACCCGGTCTCGTGGACCATTGTTCAAGTTTCTTACTGAGGGTTCACTTCAAAATACCACGGGGTCTCGTGCCAAGCGTATGAAACTCGCTCCCACAAAGAAGGGTATCGAGAATTTCCTTACTGGTTCGCTTCTTGAGATTCGACCGATGAGCATTGATAAGCTTCAGGGACTTCGAACCAAGGTTAACACAGTCGACGAGTGGCTTTCTGTTGATATTCGAGAAGATGTCATCGGCACAATTGAACAGGGCGCTTCAAAACTTCTAGACTATATCATTGTCGCTACCAGTTCTGAAGGTACTGTCCGAAATGGCCCTGGCGATACCATTAAGATGGAGCTTATGAGTATTCTCAAAGGAGAATACATCAACCCGCACGTATCTATATGGTATTACCGTTTGGACGACATATCTGAGGTAAATCAGCCAGAAATGTGGCTGAAAGCCAATCCAAACCTTGGCATAACTGTTAGTTATGAGACTTATCAGCTAGATGTCGAGCGTGCCGAGAAGAATCCGTCGGTCCGGAATGATATTCTGGCCAAAAGATTTGGCATCCCGATGGAGGGTTATACATATTTCTTCACTTATGAAGAAACTTTAGCCCATAAGCCCAGAAGCTACTGGCAGATGCCTTGTGCTCTTGGAGCAGACCTTTCGCAGGGCGATGACTTCTGTGCGTTTACGTTTTTGTTTCCTTTACGAGGAGAGCAATTCGGAGTTAAAACCAGAAGTTACATCAGCTCAAGAACGTACACGAAGCTCCCGACGGCCACCAGAATTAAATACGACCAGTTCATGCAAGAAGGAAGTCTTATTGTTTTGGACGGCACCGTGCTTGACATGACCGAGGTTTATGACGACCTTGACCGTCATATTATGGAGCGCGGGTACGATGTTCGATGCTTCGGTTACGACCCATATAACGCGCAGGCATTTGTCGAGCGATGGAGCACTGAAAACGGCTCGTTTGGAGTGACCAAAGTTATTCAGGGAGCTAAAACCGAATCGGTTCCTCTTGGTGAATTGAAAAAGTTGGCTGAAGAACGAAAGTTACTGTTCGATGAGGAACTTATGACTTTTGCAATGGGGAATTGTATAACTTTAGAGGATACCAACGGCAATCGCAAACTCTATAAAAAGAGGTCTGACCAAAAGATTGATAATGTGGCGGCTATGATGGACGCATACGTTGCCTACAAATTAAATAAAGACGCATTTGAATGAGAAAAGGAGATGCTACATGGTCCACATTTCGGAGGAAACTCGAAACGATATTCTAATGCATCATGGTATTTTGGGCCAAAAGTGGGGCGTTAGAAGATTTCAGAACGCCGACGGAACACTAACTGCCGCTGGAGAAAAACGATATGGTAGACGTATTAGAAAGGCTGAAAAAAGAGCGCTAAAAGCAAACGGTAAAGGGGTTCTGAGACGCTATCGTAGTTCTACTGGCGAAAATTTTAATAAAGCAGAGAAGGCATTTCACGACAATCTGGATAAGGATAAAACTTATCAAAATTTGTCGAAAAAAGCATACGAAGCAGAGATGAAGCGTCTTATGGCCGAAAAGGAATTCTATATGGATTGGGATACTTCGGCAGAAGACGAAGAAAGAATTCGAAATGCTTATTATAAGTATCTTGATAGTAAAAAAGCAAAAGATTTATATGAAGCGTCCCGTCGAGCCACCGAGGCAAAAAATGCTTATGTCGATAAAAAGGCTAAAGAGTATTTGAATACACTCAAAGAAGCAAAACTTAAAGACTTGGGAATCACTGATAATTTAGAGACTGCTAAAAAGTATGTTTCTGACAGATGGACACATCCTTGGCACAGCGGTGGTAATTTAGAGTACGATGTTGATAATTATTACGAACCGTGGGTCGAAAAAGAAAAGTTTAAATGAACGACTATAAGGAGAATTGGGTATGGTAGACATTTCAAAAGAAACTTACGATGATATTTTAATGCATCATGGTATTTTAGGCCAAAAGTGGGGTGTGCGGCGTTTTCAGAATCCTGATGGTACTTTGACTTATGCTGGAAAAAAGCGTTATAGTAAACTTGACCTATCTGTACAACGTAGCACCGATAGAATTGATAAATTAAAAAAACGGTCGGCTGAAAAACCAGAATATTCGCCAAAATTGCTTAGTAAAATTGGTGTAAAAAATCGTACTAAATACTTTTCAAAAAATTATGGTGTGTCTGAAGAGGCATCTAGGGGCCTGGCACTTGCTTCACAGGGTGCGGCTAACGCATATAACTGGACAACTGGCAATATAGCTGCTATTCAAGACATTAAAAACGAACGGTTTATAAAGAAACTGTCTTTGGAAGAAAGAGAACAATTAGGAAAAGAACTGTCCAAATTGAGACCAAATGCTGCTTTTAAAGTATTAAATGAGCTCAGAAAGATTGCCAAAAAAGAACAAAAAATGAGCAAACTTCAGACTGGCTCAGAGGCTAAGCATGAATAGAAATGATATTCCAGAACACCACGGCATCGCTGGTCAGAAAGAGTGTTCCAAAGCAGAAATGGTAGACTGCTCTAAAAAAACGTATGACGATATTTTAATGCATCACGGCATCCTTGGTCAAAAGTGGGGTGTTAGAAGATTTCAGAACGCCGACGGAACCTATACATCCGCTGGTAAACAGCGTTATCGTCAGAAAAGTGCAGATTCATATATTCTGTCTGCCAGAATTAATGAGGCAGTTAAGCGACTTGGTTCCTCTGGTGCACAAATTGCCGGCAATGTTGAATCTTTTGTAAAAGACAATTGGGAGTATCTGGCAGTTGCTGCGCCGATTGTAAGTGCCGGTGTGATTTCATTTACCGCGCACCACAATGAACGAAAGACCCAAAGAGGCATTGCTAAGCGGGCAAAAGATCGAAAAAAGAGAGATGAAAAAAGAAAAGAAATTCAAAGAAGAGCATATGTATGATCCGTCCACTAAGCATTATTGGACTTTGAAAAGACCTTTGTCCAATGCCGAATGGAAGCAGTTTAATGCTCTTAAGGCAGAAAAGTATACAACTCAGGAAGCTCTTGAAAAACTTGGAGCTATTTGACGAATAATACAAGGAGAAATAATCAAAATGGCTTCATTTCGAAATCGACTCCAGCATGCCTGGAACGCCTTCATGAACAAGGACCCCACGACAATTCACTACAACATCGGGGAGAGTTATTCGATTCGCCCCGATCGACCTCGTTTTACGAGAGGAAATGAACGAAGCATTGTAACCTCTATACTCAATCGCATTTCTCTTGACGCTGCGTCTATTGCTATCAACCATGTTCGACTTGACGAAAACGATCGGTATCTTGAAAAGATCGACGATGGTCTTAATCAGTGTTTTACCGTTTCGGCTAATGTTGATCAGACTGGTAGAGCATTCGTTCAAGATATAGTCATGTCGATGCTTGACGAAGGCTGCGTGGCAATTGTTCCTATCGACACCGACATAAATCCGATGACTGGAACTTTTGATATTCGGACAATGCGAACCGGTAAAATTGTTCAGTGGTATCCAGAGCATGTGATGATCCGCGTTTACAACGAGAGAACCGGTAGAAAAGAAGATATTACTCTTCCAAAAAAAGCGGTTGCCATTGTGGAGAATCCGTTCTATGCCGTGATGAACGAGCCGAACTCGACATTACAGCGATTAATCCGTAAATTAGCAATTCTAGATGTTGTCGACGAACGCGTTAGTTCAGGAAAACTGGATCTTATTATTCAGTTGCCGTATACAGTGAAAACGCCATTGCGTCAGAACCAGGCCGAAGGTCGTCGACAAGATTTGGAAAACCAGCTTGCTGGGTCTAAGTATGGAATCGCATACATTGATGGTACGGAGCACATTACGCAGCTTAATCGTCCGGCGGAGAACAACTTGATGACTCAGATTCAGTATCTGACGACACTTTTGTTCAGCCAGCTAGGCATCAAGCAAGAGATTATGGATGGTTCTGCGGAAGAGACAACAATGAACAATTATTATACCCGTATTATTGAGCCAATTCTGTCGACGATTATCGATGAGATGAAACGAAAGTTTCTTAGTAAAACAGCACGGTCTCAGCAGCAATCGTTCATGTTCTTCCGTGATCCGTTTAAGCTTATGCCTACAACCGCTGTGGCTGAAATTGCAGACAAGTTTACTCGTAATGAGATCATGACATCTAATGAAATCAGGCAGATTGTTGGCATGAAGCCGTCTAATGACCCGAAGGCTGACGAGTTGCGCAACAAGAACCTTAGTCAGTCAAATGCCGAGATTAAAGAACAAGATCGAGACGGTATTCAGAAACTAAGTGATGAGAGTGATCTCGAGACCGAGCTCAAGCAATTTACTAGAGAAAATATAGCGAAAGGAAATTCAAAATGAATAACAATTCATGGGATTTTGGCGGATGGGCAACGGTGATCGACCGCGAATGCACGGACGGTCGCACCATCCGCAAAGGTGCCTTCAAAGCCAATGATGGCAAGACGGTGCCGCTGGTGTGGAATCATCAGCATAATGATCCTGCGAATGTTCTCGGGCATGCATTGCTCAAGGATTATCCGGAAGGAACTTATGCTTTTGGTAAATTTAACGACACCGAATCCGGTCGTAACGCCAAAATGCTTGTAGATAGCGGAGATATCGAGTCTCTTTCGATTTATGCCGCTCAGCTCAAGCAGAACGGCGGCGATGTGCTTCACGGAGATATTAAAGAAGTCAGTCTTGTACTGGCTGGCGCAAACCCCGGAGCATATATTGACCAGATCCTTTCCCATAGCGACGGAGACTCTGATGATTCCGCCGTTATTTATATGGGTGAAGAACTTTTCCACGGCGACGACTTCGAAACTCCTGATGAGGACGAGGATGAAGACGAGGAAGACGAGGAAGACGAGGAAGATGACGACGAAGAGTATGACGACGAGGACGAAGATGACGCTCTGAGTCATGCTGACGAGAAAGAGGAAGAGGACGACGAAGACGACGGCAAAACCGTTGGCGATGTCCTTAAAACTCTGAATCGTGAACAGAAAATTGCTATGGCCGAAATTCTTAGACAGCTTATCGATAAATACGAGGGCGGTAAGAAAGACGATGAAGATGATGAAGAAGATGAAGGAGAAAAGACTATGAAGCACAATGTGTTTGACTCTGAAGACAAAGAGAAGAAGAACGTCCTCAGTCATGCTGACGAGGGTATGATCATTGGCGATGCCAAGCGCTTCGGCAGCCTTAAAGAATCTGTTCTGGCACATAGCCAGGAGTATGGTATCGAGAACATCAACCTGCTGTTCCCGGATTACAAGAACGTTCAGGATGAGCCCGTCTTCCTGAAGAGACCCGATAGCTGGGTAAGCAAAGTTATGGGTGGCGTACACCATGTGCCGTTTGCCAAGATTCGTTCCATGTATGCGGATATTACTGCCGACGCTGCTCGTGCGAAGGGTTACACCAAGGGTAATGAGAAGACCGAAGAGGTGTTTGCTCTGTTCAAGAGAGAGACTCCTCCGACCACTGTTTATAAGAAGCAGAAGATGGATCGTGATGACATGCTTGACATCACTGATTTCAACACCGTTTCCTGGCTTAAGCGGGAAATGCGTATGATGCTGGACGAGGAAATCGCTCGTGCTATTCTGGTTGGCGACGGTCGTTCTGCTGTTGACAACGACCGGATCAATAAGGAATGCATTCGTCCTATTTATACCGATACCGCTCAGGAACTGTATGCGTTCCATGTTCCGGTTACGGTTGCTGCGGACGACACCGAGGATTCCCTGGCTAAGAAGACCATCCGTGCCATTATCAAGGCTCGTAAGGACTATCGTGGTACTGGTACTCCCACCTTCTTCTGCACTGAGGACACTCTGACCAACATGCTCCTGCTTGAGGATCTGAATGGTCGTGTTATCTATGACACCATGGACAAGCTTGCTACGGCTCTGCGTGTTAAGGAAATCGTGACTGTTCCTGTCATGGACAACCAGACTCGTACTGTTGAGTCTGGAGCTGGTGCTGGTACTTACACTCTGGCTGGCATCCTTGTCAACCTTGATGACTATCGCGTAGGTGCGAATCGTGGCGGCGAAGTTACCATGTTCGACGATTTCGACATCGACTACAACCAGCAGAAGTACCTGATTGAGACTCGTTGCTCTGGTGCTCTGGTTGTTCCCAAGTCTGCGATGATCGTGGAGATGTTCCAGGCTTAACCTTTAGCCATGGCTAAATTCTATGGAAAGATCGGGTTCGCGGTTCCAGTGGAAACGAGCAGAGGCGTTTGGCACGACGAAATTCAAGAGCGTCCTTACGCTGGTGATGTTATGCGGAAAAATTCAAAATGGGACAATTCTCAGGGTGCCAACGATGACATTAACATCAATAACCAGCTCAGCATCGTAGCTGATCCTCTAGCTTACAAACAGATTGGCTTGATGCGATATGTGAACTGGTATGACACCAATTGGAAAATTACGAACGTCGAGATTTCCTATCCGAGATTGATTTTAACGATCGGGGGTGTGTGGAATGGAGAAACGCCTTGAATTACAAGAGCTGCTCGAGAACATACTCGGAAGTCCAAACGTCTATTTCCAGCCGCCCCCGAGCGTTAGAATGAGCTATCCGGCCATCGTTTTTGCTCGGAATGATATTTCTGCCATTCGTGCGAACAATAATGCATACAAGGTCGATCATGAGTATACTGTTACTTTGATCGATCGTAATCCTGATACTGGTATAGTGGATGAGCTTATCGCATTACCGTACTGCTCGTTTTCGAGGCATTATACTGCTGATAATCTCAACCACTATGTGTTTTCTTTATTTTACAAATAGACCATAGGAGGTTTCTATTATGTCTAAACTTGTTTGGGACAATGCCGGCGAGCGTATTTATGAGACTGGCGTAGACCACGGCATTCTGTTTACCAAGACCGCAGAGGGCGGTGGATATGCCGAGGGCGTTGCGTGGAATGGTCTGACCGGCGTTACGGTAAGCCCCTCCGGTGCCGAAGCTAGCGCTATTTATGCCGACAACATTAAGTATCTGAACCTTTACTCTACCGAGGAAGTGGGCGGCACGGTTGAAGCGTACACCTATCCCGATGAATTTATGGTGTGCGACGGCTCGGTCGAGCTGCATAACGGCGTTTATCTTGGTCAGCAGCCTCGCAAGCCGTTCGCTCTTTGCTGGCGTACCAAGGTTGGTAATGACGTCGAAGGTACGGAACACGGATACAAGCTTCATTTCCTGTTCAATTGCATGGCCTCTCCGTCCGAGCGTGCCTATGCTACCATTAATGATTCTCCGGAAGCTATGACCTTTAGCTGGGAGCTGACCACTACTCCTGAGAAGATGACCTATGACGGCAAGGAGTATAACAACGTGGCATATATGTGCATTGATACCACGAAACTTTCTACACAGGAAGAAAAGGAAGCGCTCAATGCTTTCGAGGCAAGTCTGTACGGTACCGACGGTGAATCTGGCAAGCCGTCCAAGTGCCCGACTCCTGCAGAAGTAGCTGCCCTGGCGTATACCGCCGGCTAAACCCACGACAATCTTGTAATGATGCTTTCGCTTATCGTTAAGCCACGCGACGTATGTTAGCAAACGGGCGTATCGGCGCGTTTACAAGTGCTTACCGATCCCTTCAGTCTTCACCCTTAGCGTCTTTACAATTTTGTAGAGTAGCAGAGCGTTTCGCGCGTTCTGCTACTCTTTTTCTTTTTTACAGGCAAAAACGAAAGGAGAAATTCAAAATGCTGAAAAAAACTATCACTTACACCGACTACAACGATGTAGAGAGAACTGAAACTTTCTGGTTCAATCTTTCTCAGGCTGAACTGATGGAGATGGAGCTTGGAACTGTTGGCGGAATGCGCGAAATGGTTAATCGTATTGTCGCTGCACAGGATCTTCCGAGTATTACCAAAGTATTTAAAGATCTTATTCTTAAGTCCTATGGCGAAAAGAGCCCTGATGGCAAGCGATTCATTAAGAGTCCTGAGCTTTCGGAAGCTTTTTCTCAGACAGAGGCGTACACAGAGCTCTTTATGGAGCTGGCAACCGATGCCGATGCTGCTTCTGACTTTATGAATGGTATTGTGCCTAAGAAACTTGCTGAGCAGATGAAAGAGCAGCAAGCGCAGAATACGCAGCTCTCTGTTGTAGACTAATTAAAATATGCTAGAGATTACCATTAAAGAAAACGAACTGTATGATGAACAAAAAAATGAATTCATAACTATTCCGGCTTTGACTTTGCGTATGGAGCATTCTCTAATATCGTTGTCAAAGTGGGAATCAAAATGGTGCAAATCGTTCATAAGCAGAAAAGACCTCACTATAGAGGAGACATTAGATTATTTTCGATGCATGGTAATCACACCGCAACCGGTAGATTCCCGAGTATTTGCGGCACTGACAAACGATCAGATTACACAGATTAAAGAGTACATTGCCGCTCCTATGACCGCAACAAAGTTTAAAGACGATGGGTCTAAAGGTCGAGGGTCTTCTGAGAGCATTACCTCCGAGTTGATTTATTATTGGATGGTGACTTTACAGATCCCGTTTGAGTGTCAGCGATGGCATTTGAATCGATTGCTGACTTTAATCCGGGTTTGCAATGTTAAAAACGCTCCGTCAAAAAAGATGAGCAAAAACGCCATAATGCGTCAGAATTCTGCATTAAATGCAGCAAGAAGACAGTCTATGCATTCGAGGGGTTAAGAGCTTTGATTACGTTTAAGCAAAAAGGTGATTTCCGAAAACTCGATCGTTTTTTAGAACGCTTAAAAGAAACTGTAAAATTAGGAGATCTTGATAAATACGGCAGAGAGGGAGTTCGAGCTCTCTCTGCCGCTACCCCGGTAGATACGGGAAAAACGGCTGATTCTTGGAAGTACGAAATAATACGGCAAGAAGGTCGAGTTAGATTAGTATTCTCCAATACAAACATTCAAAATGGAGTACCGATTGCTATTATTTTGCAATACGGTCATGCCACTGGAAATGGAAGTTGGGTAGAAGGGCGTGATTATATCAACCCCGCTATCGGACCGATCTTTGACAAAATAGCAGATGATATGTGGAAGGAGGTAAAAAGGTCATGAGTAAAGAAGTCGATCAGCGTGTTGTAGAGATGCAGTTTGACAATAATAAGTTCGAAAAAGCTGTTGACACTACTATTAACACAATAACACGTTTGAAAGAAAAACTGAACTTCGAAGGTCAGGCAAAAGCTTTTGAGCCTATCACAAAAGCCGCAGAAAAGACTGATATTTCGGCTCTCGGAAAAGCAGCCGATGCTGTTGGACAAAAATTCAGCTCCCTCGAAGTCATGGCTATTACCGCCATTTCGAATATTACCAACCGAGCCATAAGTGGGGCTGAAAGCGTTATAAATCAAGTATCCACAATGGCTATGGCAAGCGCTGGCTGGGATAAGTATAATACCAAAGTCCAAGCGGTGCAGACAATTATGAAAGCAACCGGAGAAGATATTGACTCCGTTAGTTATAAACTTCAAGATCTAGCAGACTATACCGACAAAACTAGCTATAGCTATGCTCAGATGGTGGACAACATTGGTAAATTTACAGCCAATGGCGTCGGTCTTGAAGATGCTATTAAAGCCATCGAAGGTGTAGCAAACGTTGCGGCTATATCCGGTGTGGGCGCTGCCGATCCGGCTGCTGCTCGAGCGATGTATAACTTCTCTCAGGCTTTAGCGGCTGGATCTGTAAAGGCTATCGACTGGAAATCAATCGAGAACGCCAACATGGCCACCAAGAAGTTCAAAGAGCAGATAATTGCAACTGCTAAAGCTCTTGGAACACTTGACAAAGAGGGATATGTCCTTGACGAGAACGGTAAGAGAGTAAAAGACTTACAGGTTAACTATCAGAATTTCAGAGAAACGCTGTCTGAAGGATGGTTTTCAAGCGATGTACTTATTGCTACGCTCAAAGAGTTTGCCGACGCAGAATCTGACATAGGTAAAGAAGCATATAAAGCAGCGGCAGAGGCCAAGACATTTCAGGATGCTCTCGGGGCTGTTCAGGATGCTCTGAGTTCTTCTTGGCTTCAAACCTACGAGTATATTTTCGGTAATTACGAGCAGGCTACTAAGCTTTGGACCGATATTCAGGATAGTGTGCTCGAAGTTATGGCTCCGGCAAATGAACACCGGAACCAAATCCTTGGCGAATCGTTGACGTCTCCCTACGAACGATTCATGAAAACGCTGCAAGAGGTTAATGTATCCCAAGAGGATTTCGAAGAGTCTTTTAGAAAAATTCTAAAATCTCGAGGCGTGCAAGCAGTTGACGAGATCAAGAACATCGAGGATTATTTTGTTGAACTCGGGTCCGCGGGCGTTGATTTGAGCGGTGTATTAAACCTTGCTTTACTTGACGTTACCAAACAGACTGGCGATCTTAGCGAGGAAACCGAAAAGTATCAAAAGTTAGTGTCTGACATTATTAATGGAAAATGGGGACACGGCGACGCTCGGTTTTCTGCTCTTCGGGATGCCGGCTTTGACGACGATTTTGTGCAAGAACTTGTAAACAAAACAGTTCGTGGAGAGACAATCGATTGGCAAGAAGAACTAAAAGATAAAGTAGATGCTACCGGATCGTCCTACAACGAACTCATCACAAAAATAGGCGAAGCTGGATATTCGGTTCGCACGTTTTCTGAAGAATTATATAAAAGAGGCGGACGCCAGTTGTTTTGGGAAGGCGTACGTAATATTTTTAACTCTCTCGTTGATATTTTTCATACTGTTAGGGACGCCTGGCAAGAGGTTTTTCCGCCTAAAACGGCAAAAGATGTTTATGATCTGATTTCGAGATTTAAGCAATTTACGGAAACATTAAAGCCATCAGAAAAGCAATTAGCCAAAATAAAAACTGCTTTTTCTGGCGTGTTTAGAATTGTAAAACTATTCAGAAGTGTACTGGGTGGAACTTGGAGAATTGTTTCCGGATTTATAAAAAATATTGGGATTTCAGGCGATGGCCTTTTAGATCTTTTTGCGTCGATTGGCGACGGTCTCAGCAAGTTTGCAGATTTTGTAGAGAGAAACCAATTTATAGAAAAAGCGGCAGACAAATTATTGTCTTGGTTTATTGCTGCTTACAATTTTGTTAAAGACATTGTAGAATCCGACTTTATTCAATCGGGTTTGAAAACAATCGGCGATGCTTTTTCTGATCTTTGGGAAAAGTTGACGACTGGATTTCTTACCGGAAACACGGGAGACGCTATAACTAGTCTTAGCGATACTCTTAATAATTTCGAAGAAACGGTTGATGCAGAAAGTGTAACCGCCAACGTTACAAATCTTACAACGACAATAGATACCCTGTTTACGTCAATTGGTAAATGGTGGACCGGAATAGGCGGATTTCAGGGTGTTATAGATGCTTTGTGGTCTGGGTTCAAGACGTTTTTGATCATCGCAGGCTCAAGCCAAGCGTTATCCTTTGCTGTAAGTGCCATTTTTAACATATTTGCTCGCAAAAAGGTATCGGGATTTATAGAAGGCCTTAGCAGCATCGCGACTGGAATTTCTGGATTTTTTAGTGGAATAAAGAAGGGCATTAAGAACCTTGGAAAAGCCGCACTAATCAAATCCATAGGTTCTGCGTTGCTCGATTTTGCAAAAGCAGTAGCTATTCTTGGTGCTGTCGTACTTATCTTTTCTTTCATCAAACCAGATAAATTATGGGATTCCGTTGGCGTTGTTGCTGTCTTGGCGGCCGTTGTTGCAGCATTTATGGCGGTTTTGATGCTTGTTTCGAAAAAACTGTCGTTTAAAAATACGCTTCCTCTTTTAGCTCTTACTGGAGTTCTGATCGGATTGAGCGTTGCCATTATCGCTTTTTCAGTAGCGCTAGGAATTATAAACGGAATAAGTGATCCGACCAAGAGTTTGCTTACGTTAGCTGGCGTGGTGGCAATTATGGTTGGCATTTCAGTGTTACTAAGCACCTCATTTTCATCGGTTCGTAAGGGAATTGGAGCGCTATTAGGCTCGTTCGGACTTATTGCCGCCGTTGGGGCTTTAATACTGTTGATCGGGGCGCTCTATATTTTGGGGACGATGAACCCTGAAACATATACTTCAGGTATAAAACGTATGGTTCCAGTTCTTATCGCCCTTGCTGCTTTGGCCGGCATATTACAGTTGGCTGGGAAAAAAGCACTTTCAACTGTTGCTGGCGCGGTGTCTCTGATGATCGTAGTAACCTCGATGCTCGAGCTTCTTGGCGTGATTCGGTTGCTTGGAGCAATGGACACTGAGCGATTCGTTGTGGGCTTAATGCTGATGGTCCCGATAATTGCGATAATAGGGGGGCTTCTTCTTTCTGTTCGTGCTGCCGGAAAGAATGCACTTAAAGCATCCATTGCCCTTGTGGTTTTGACCGGATTTATTACAACATTATCCGGCATTATATATATGCTTGGAGGGCTGCCAACAGAGAATCTTGTTAAAGGCGAACTGGCTTTGCTTGGCGCGGCATTAATTATTGGACTTATAGCCACTTTGCTTCAACAGACAACCTCGAAAAAGCGAGGCATTATGGGTGGAGTTGGAGCTTTAATCCCGGTGGCTACAGCGATTTCATATATGGGGCCTTACGAAAGGTTTGATAACCGTAGCGCTTTTGTCGGCTATTGTAACGACAATTGTACTTTTATTGTCTAATATTAATAAAAAGGGTAATTTAAAAGGAACTGCATCCACCTTCCTCGGACTTGCTGCGGGCGTCACTCTTTTGGCTGCGGCGGTAAGTATTCTCGCTGGCTTGGACTCTGATAAAATGCTTATGGCCGTCGGCGCAGTTATTGTGCTTATGGCCGCAGTGGCTTTATTGTCTATTGTTGGTGGAAAAGTTAAACTTCCGCTTAAAACTGTATTGTCTATGACAGTTCTTCTCATTGCCGTCGCCGGAATTGTTACGATAATGAGTCTGCTTAATGTCGGGGATGAAGTCCTTAAGAACGCGACTGCGTTGTCTGAGCTTCTTCTTGCTTTGGCTGCCGCTTTTTGGATTATTTCAAAAGCAGAAGGTTTTAAAGATGTAAAGAAGACCGCCACGTCGTTAGCGATCATTGTTGTCGTTGCCGCGCTTTTTTCCGGTATTTTGGCGCTTATGCGTTTGATGGATGTTGGCGATAATGTCCTTAAAAATGCAACCGCTCTTTCTGAATTGCTACTTGCTTTGGCCGCATCCTTCTGGATTATATCCAAAGCTGACGGATTTAAAGACGTGAAGTCCACTGGAATCGTTATCGGAGAGATAGTTGTTACTGCAGCGTTATTTTCTGGTATCCTTGCTCTCATGCGTCTTATGGATGTTGGCGACAACGTGCTTAAAAATGCAACGGCTTTGTCGGTTCTGCTTCTGTCTATGTCCGGAGCGTTTTGGATTTTGTCAAATGCTGACGGATTTCAAAATAGCTGGGGAACGACTCTAATCACTCTTGCCGGAATAGTCGCGGCTACGGCTTTATTCGGACTTATATTAGCAATGATGAACTCTCTGAATGTAGGCGAACATGTCATTGCTAACGCGGTCGCCCTTGGCATTTTAATGCTTGCAATGTCCATCGTATTTGCGATCATTACAGGCGTGTCAGTCATTAGTGGCGATTTTACATCGACGCTTAGTGCTATTGGTAATTTCTTGATATTAATTGGCGGCCTTTATTTAATACTAATCGCAATGCAGGGCCTCAATAAGTTGCTTGGTGTTGATGCTTCCACGTTTATGAACGAAACCGTTCCGATGTTCCAAGCTATCGGTGGCGCTATTGGCGGATTCATTGGTGAGTTTGTTGAGGGCGTTGTCGGACCTATACTCGATTTGATACCGAGAGCCGGCGAAGCTTTAGGCGGATTCTTTAGCGGGATATTAACGGCTCTGGACGGCTTTAAAGGGCGCGAAGGCGAGGCTGACGTGATTATGAAGTTGGCAGGTGCGCTTTTAGCCATTACTGCAGCCGAATTACTGGATCAGCTAATCATATTCCACGGCGAGAAAACCGTTTTGGATTTTGTAACTACCGAGCTTCCTTTGTTGGCAGTGGGTGTAACTGCGTTCGCCAATGGAATCAAAGACCTGACCGAGGACGATATTGCTAAGGCTGGATATGCGGCCGATATGATCGGAAAGCTTGTTAACATTGCTCCTCGTACTGGCGGTCTTGTTCAGTTATTAGCCGGTGACCAAGCGAAAGGATTTGAAACCCTTGCCACTAATATGCCTAAAATGGCAGTAGGGGTTGCCGCGTTCGCCGCCACAATTTTGGCGAGCAAAAGTGCATTCACAGAAGAGAACATTGCGGCCGTCGGGAATGCCGCCAAGATGATTGACGCCATAGTTAACGTCGTTCCTCCAGAAGGCGGATTACTTCAAGGCATCATAGGAGCTCCTGATTTAAAGAAATTTGGAGACAATCTTCCGGGTCTTGGCACTGGTGTCAAAGGATTTACCGATGCTATAAAAGGGATTCAGATCGATGAAACGGTTGTTAAGAATGCCGGTTTAGCAGCCGATGCTGCCGCTAAAATTACGGCCGCCGCTCCTAAAGAAGGTGGCTGGTTCCAAGATATTTTTGGCGAAGTTGATCTGGAGAAATTCGCAGAAAATCTCCCGAGACTTGGAAAAGGCTTAGCCGGATTTATGAATAAGGTCGCTTCAACGAAAGCAGATCAAACATCTGTTGATAACGCTCTCCGACTCGGTCAGATGCTCACTGGCTTGAACAACTCGATTCCTATGGAGGGTTCGGCGTTATACAAGTTCTTTGTTGGCGATCAGAGTTTCGGAAGCTACATCACTAATCTGAAACAGTTTGCTGATGCTATTAAGTATTTTGTTGAAGGCATTAAAGATTTGGATAGGCAAGAGGTTCTCAATACTAAGAGAGTGATTCTTGACCTAACCGATTTGGTCCAAATTGCAGAACAACATCCAATCGAACATCTATCCATGATGATGTTTGACGCGTCTTCCATGGTATCCGGAGCATTGACTCAGTTCGTAAACATTACGGGCAATCAAGCGGATTTAGATAAGCTGTCAGAGAATGCTTTTAAATGGGCAAACAGCTTCGCCGAAGGATTTGGTGATAAGGCACCCTTTATGGCTGCCAAAGCTGTCGAAGTCGCGAATCAAATAGTACAGGCATTGTTGGCTGAAACTTCCGATGACGCTATACCTGGTAAGTTCTTTGGCGTTGGCTACGAATATGGCGAAAAACTTCAAAATGGATTCAGTAGTGAATCTCATAAAAAAGATATAGTTAGTTCGTTAGCTAAAACCGTCGGAGGTTTTGCTGATGATTTAAAAACCGAAGAGCTTCAAGACAAATTTGTCGGTGTCGGTAAGTGGATTTTGGTTCGAATTAAGCGCGGGTTGTCTGATTCGGAGACCGTAACCAGTTTGAAAACAGCGGCAAAAACGAATGGTCCTGAAAAAGTCAAAAACACATGGGACGAGTATCTGGATGATTTCGAAACCGTCGGTAAGAACTTCTTAGCCGGCTTGCGGGACGGAATCAACAACGCTTATTGGAAGAACCAGATTTATAACGCTTCTTATAGCGCCGGCTCTTATGCCGAACAAGGTATCAGAGATGCGCTTGACATTAACTCGCCTTCTAAAGTCGGCGAAGATCTTGGCGGATATTTCGGACAGGGTTTTGCTGGTGGTATTAAGGAATCTGGGTCGTTAGTCGAGAAAATATCTGGACTGTTAGGCGGTAATGCGCTGTCTTCGTTGAAAGATAGTCTCAGCGGAAGTGTTTCTGGTCTTTTCGGAGATGCGTTTGCGAATTTTGACCTTAATAGTATGCTCGGAGGTTCTGATGTTCTAAGCAATTTGTTTGGAGGTATAGATCTTTCATCTCTTCTCGGAGGCGATTCGTTAACTATAACTCCGGTGCTCGACTTGTCTCAAGTTGAATCGCAGATGGGAGATTTAGGTTCATTGTTCGGTAATGAAACCATAAATCTTGGAACCAATGGCACCTTCGATTTAGCATCTGCTACTCAACAATCCGCTAACTTAACAGGAGGTCTCGACCTCAACACAATGTTCGGCAATCTGAGTCAGCAGATGGCGGACTTTATGAACACGCCGAATGTTTCTAACACTAACACGTTTAACATTACTGGCGACGATCCTCAGGCTATCGCAGATGCGGTGTCTAAGGTTCTGAACGAACAAACACAAAGGGAGGCTGTTGTATGGGCGTAATAACCTTTAACGGACAGTCCTCTAGCGATTATGGTATCCTGGTTGAACATCCGCCGGGATACCATATTCCCACTAGGGACTATGAGTACATTCACGTTCCCGGACGAAACGGGGACCTGATCATCGACAAGGGCTCGTTTCAAAATGGAAGACGATCATACGAAATAGCCTTTGGAGATACCACAGAAAACTATGCCGAGATGGCTAGCAAAGTTGCTAACTGGTTGCATTCGGCCTCTGGTTATGCTGAATTATCCGATACATACGAAGGAACAGTTACAATTGGAAACCAAACCAAGCCTAAATACTTTAGACTTGCTTCGTATGTGGACGAAGTTGACATTGAAAACATTCTCTTCCATGCAGGAAGAGCAGAAATAGAGTTTAATTGCAAACCGCAAAGATATTTGACGAGCGGCACTTATAAAGAAGAAATGAACTTTTCTTCCGGCTCCGCCACTGTCACCATCCCGTTGATTCTTGAACGCTATAAGGCCTATTTTGTTGATCCGACAACCAACAAGGTTACTTCCGAAGACGTAGAATGGAATTATGCTACCGCTGTTATTAGCGTAAAGCCAAACGAAGTATACACTTACACCGGTCGCGTATTCAACATCGAAACCCCGAAGGGTTCTGGCACATCCAACCAGTATTCGTTGATTGCGATGACCGACGATAATGAAATCCGGGACGGCAGTTGGCGCAAACTTAATGCTATCACCGACCAAGGTATTGTGACGGATACCATCACTATACCGCAAGGAGCAACAAAGCTTGTGGTTCAGTCGTATGTTAGAACACCAACATTGAAAGTTACGAGAAATACTGCGATTATTGAAAACGAGCAAAATTTTGCCTCGTTGCCTTTAATCAACGTGTTTGGCTCAGGTGTCGGTCAGTACATTATATTAAATGGAACTGCGGTCTGCGCGTTTACAGAATTAGACGCAATCACAAATCCGTTGACTATTGACAGCGATATACAGGACGTTTATCAAAATAAAGCCAATAAAAACGGCATAACGGTCTTGCCAACGGGAGAATTTCCAAAACTTTTGCCAGGGGAAAATACAATCGCTGTGAGCTCTGGCATTACAAAACTTGAAATCACACCTAGGTGGTGGACGCTATGATCAGACTTTTTGCTAAAAACATTATGCCCAATAGAGTTGCTTCCACGGGCCGATGGGAATGGACAGGTCTTGGACTCGGTGCGATTTCCGATGCCATTTCGTGCACTGTCGAAGAAGAACGTAATGGCAAGTATGAGCTGACGATGGAATACCCGGTCGGAGGGCTCCGTTATAACGAGATGAAAATTAACAACATCATCGTTGTAAAACCCAACCACGCATCTGATGAGCAGGGTTTCCGAATCTATCAGGTTTCTAAATCGTTTGAAAAAGTTATTACTGTTAAAGCCGAACACATTAGCTATCAACTTAGCCATGTGCCGGTTCTTCCTTTCAGTGCTGACTCGTGTGCCAATGCTATTGCGGCCGTTTTCAGCGATAGCAATTTGTCAGAAGAGTGCGCTTTTGAGGGGTGGACGGATAAGGCCGCAGATTACAACGGTTCCACTGGCACCGTCAC